TAGTCGGCACGTTTGCTCCAATACTGGGTGTCATTACGTCCATGCAAGAGCAGATTGAATACGGACTTCGTATCAGTGGCTTGGTTGTCGGATTGGTTGCTGGATTACTTAGCTTATGGCAAATACTCAAAAAGCTGTGAAAGACCTCATATCGGAAGTCGTCCGCATCGCAAAGGCGGAAGTTGGCGTCCGTGAAATCCGCGATACAAACTGCGGAGAAATGGTCAATGAATACAAGGCGGCAACATGGCTGAACCCAAAGAAGGGCTGGCCTTGGTGCGCTGCTTTCGTTTGTTGGGTAATCCGCGAGGCGTTGAAATCTTCCGGCGTGAAGGAAACCAAAACCTTCAAGCGTCCCCGAACCGCTGGCGCATGGGATTTCGAGAACTGGTCTATTGACCAAGACTCAACCACATGGATGAGGAAACCGCATGACGGTGATATTCTCCCTGGAGACATCGTGATCTTCAAGTTTTCCCACATCGGGATAGCCGTCTCCTTACCTAACAAGGACGGGAACGTCATCACTGTTGAGGGGAATACTGACTCTGCTGGATCGCGTGAAGGCGGCGGCGTTTATCTCAAGACTCGCAACCTTTCCAAGATTCGCAGCCGGATACGCTTCAACGTCAAATAGCCATGAGAACCGAACCTCCCACAGTGATTAACGTAGGAGGACGGGTCATTACCATCCGCATTGATCCTTGGCTTGAATCATGGGGCGAGTATCACGCCGACGAGCAGGAGATTGTCCTAGCGGCAAGGACACTTGAAAGGCAGTCAACCCTACGCGAAACCCTGCGCCATGAAATTCTTCACGCTTCGCTTGACATTGCTGGAATATCCCACCTTACTGTTTACCAAGAGGAGGCGATAGTCCGTTGTATCGACAACATATTTCATCCTGCTTGGGACAAGGTTAGAAAACAACTGAGTCCATCCGATTGAGCAGACATCCGCGCAAAACAAAGGGGTTGCGTCCTTTTTGAGAAAGAAACTTCGCAAATGAAGCCAATAAAAAGCAAAGCCAGAATCATCGTCCTGCTGTCAGACTTACACATCGGCTCCGTTGTCGGCTTATGGCCTTCGGATTTCGTATCCAACGAAGGATTCCCCATCGGGCAAAACGCCTTCCAGAAATGGCTATGGACTTGTTGGGAGGATTGCCATGAGTGGATAGCCAAGACCGTAGGGGATGAACCTTACGACCTTGTGATTAACGGTGACTTGGTAGAAGGTATCCATCACAGGACAATCCAAGTGATGAGTGCCGACATCGGGGATCAATCTTCCGCTGTAATTCAGATTCTTGAACCCGTGACAAGCAAGGCATCCGCTGTCCACATCATCAAGGGGACGGAGTGCCACACGCGCAATGATGAGATTCGGCTTGGCAGGGTATTAGGCGCATCGAAGAACCCTGAGAACGGGCAAAACGCTTGGGATAATCTCGATATTGAAATCAACGGAACCCTTATCAACTTCGCGCATCACATTTCCGCAACCTCCCGCCCGTATCTTGAGGCAGGAGCGCACAGCATCGCATTGGGAACCATCACACATACCCGCGCAAGAGTCGGCAAGCGCGTCCCTTCGGTCATTTGCAGGGCGCACAGGCATCGTCACGGCATCTGGACGGATGGGAACCAAGCATCGCTCATAACTGGCGCATGGCAGGGGCTTACACGCCACGGCTACAAAGTTGTGCCAGACGCTATCTCAGAGCCTTCCTGCATCATTCTAGACACAAGAACGACCGATAAGGGCGACCTTCCACTATTTCATCAACGCAAATACATACCATAATGGCAAAGAGCATCCCGAAAGTAAGTGGCATGGACTGGATTGTTGAAAAACTCACCCAAGTTCAAATGGAACCTGACGAGTTTACCGCAAACATGGTTGCCCAAAAAACAAAGACAACCAGAGAGTCAGCCCGTCACAGGTTGAAAAGAATGATGGATGAAGGAGAGCTAACAAGCAGGAAGATTTTACAGGACGGAAAGTGGATTAACATTTACCGCAAAGCCTAAGCCCTTCCGCAAGGATAAGGGCGAAGGCGTCAATCGAACAGGTCGATGCGGTAAACGCTGCGCGTCACCGATCTTGGCTGTTCGAGGAATTGCATGTGCGGCATTTGCGCCAGCGGGTATGATCGAGTCGCAGAAATACAAATCGCCAGCCGTTACACTTAGGACACCAACGCGCTTTGTTTCGTTGCCAGCGTCTCCATGTGCGGATGTCGCGCAAAAATCCTCGAACAAGGCAGCGCATCCAACGGCGGACAGCGTCTCTCATAATTTCGTGGCTCCTCTCTCGCCGTGGATGGCCTCGGCGTTAGCGAGAAGCACCTCTTCTAGTCGCGTCTTGGCGATGCCATACGCCCTGACGATCCGGAGATCCCACGGAGAGCATTGATATTGCACGGCGGTTTTGAGATAGTCGCCCGCCGTCACGCGGAGAGTGACTACATCCGCCCGAAGCTGGCTAATTTCTTCTTCCATTCGTTTTTTCTCAGCGCGGAGTTCCTTGGATGTTTTTACTATCATTGATGCGAGGTGTTTCAGGTTGTTCGGTTTCGCTAACAAGCGGATTCCGGCAACGGCGGGAAGTTGCCTGTTTAGTTTATTCAGAGTCCAGCGACCGCCGCGCCAGATCCTTGTCGTTCTCCAATAAAGTAATAGAGATCACTGTCAGATTTGATGGAGGAATGGGGTGCTCAAACTTAGACACAATCGCAGCCTTCAGAACCATGTAATCCGTCCACGTGATGATCGGCTTGTTCTGTGTAACGATGCCGTCGGTGTAGGCCGTTCCCCCAGTTTTGGGCTCGTGGACAGCGCAGTAATGGTAAATCCATCTAGGAGAACAAGCCGCGCCACACGACGGCGACTCGCTGGTTGTTTGTTTGTCGTTTGGCATGGTGGTGGTTATTGGTGGTTCGCGCCGCGTGTGCGCTCTGCGTTAGTATTCATGCAGTGTTTCAGGAAACTCATAGACGGCGTGAATCCGTTCCATGATCGCGGATTGAACAGCTTCCTCGATTTGCTCGTAAGAAGGATCTTCCGTGTCCTTATGCGCTCGGGAAACGCCGTAACGACAGCCTTCCTCGATGCAGTTGCTTAGTATTGCTAGGTGTTTTGGTTTCATATCAGTGTTGTTTAGTTCCATAATGTGCGATGAGTAAAGCGTCGGCGGTTGCGTGAGTTATCTTCATGCTTGGGAAAAGCTCTTGCGCCTTGCGCTTGGTGACATTCTTGTCGCCTTTTGTGAGACATCCAAGCTCTTTCTGCCAGACTTGCGGACGGATTCTTGTGAAGGGGATTCCTGCCGCTGTTAATGCCATTTCAAGGTGTCCGAATCCATTACCGAAAGTGAAGGCGGAGACAACACCCATCTGAGGACTGGCCGATACTTGCTCAAGGTAAGCGTGGCATTCCCCTTCGCTGGCAATATCGCGTAGCAACTCCCACAAGTCTTGAAGGGTATTCGGCATTTTCTCCACGCAGGGTTTCCCGTCAGTGATCCATGCGATACCGCCGTTGGTTCCTGGGTCTATGCCGATGATAGTCATGGTTTTGCGTTCGGGGTTAGGGATTGGAGGGCTGCGCGGCTAGTTTTCGCGCCATACCCCCAGCGTTAGGCTGAGAATCCCCGTGCCATGCTTTTTTTGCATTTGCCCACCACGCGGGTATCCAGTGTTTTAGTTCGCAGTCCCAGTAATCAGGTAGGTTCGCCAGCACTAGATAGATCGGAACCCAGATGGGCGACAGGCTTATCACAATCAGGAACAATGAAGACCTGCCCGCAAAAACAAGAAGCCTAACAAGGCGTGGCTGCTCAACTGACGGTTTTCTTTTTAATTTCTTACTCATAATCTTTCCCTTCGCCGCCAGTGGCAGCACTTTTTTCGTTCGGCCAACCAATAGCATCGAAATCGTGCGAGCAAGGTTCGTCGCCTCCACACACAATGCACGTTTCAGGTTCGTCCCATTCGCGTTCTAGTTTCTCCATAGTTTTTTCTTTTGCGTTCGGAATTAGGGATTGGAGGGCATCGTCTGCCATTTCTAAGACGACCTGACGATATTTCTTGCGGGCAGGCTCAGGCATTGTGGCGTAATCAAATGATGATACATTGTAGATTTCTTTTAACGCCTCCGCCAGCCTGTCGCGCTGCTCGGTGACGGCGGCGAGTTGCTCATCATCATCCGTTCGCCCACGCCCCTCGGCAATGGACTGCCAGCGGATCATTTCAGCCCGCGCCTCGTCCCGCTCGCGTTCCAGCTTCTCCATAGTTTTTTCTTGGCGCACTCGGAAATCCCAAGCTCCCTCATTCGGGCGTTGAATGTAGGCGGAATCTGTCTCAGGTGTGTCAGTGTTCATTCCAGATTTTGATTTTTAGTTTCTTGGCAAGGCCGACAACCGCGTCAACCTCGTCCTCATGCGTGTAATGGTGTTGCGTCTCGCTCTTGTAGGCAAGCCATTTCCCATCTTTTGTTTTCATCGTGTGGATGTTTTTCCCCTCCATCCATTTGAGGCGAGGGGAGAGTTCTTCGGGCAGTTCTGGGAATAGGTTCATAGCAGTTCGGATTTCAGCCTTCCCACTTCCAGTCCCCTCCCTGTTTCAATAATGCAATGGTCAATGCCGATCATGTCGATAAGCACGTTGGTTAGATATTCCCTGTCAGTCTCCCCTTTGGTGTATGAGGTCGTGATGGACTGGTATCCGCGCTGTTCGGCTTCTTGGGGCGAGTAGGTTGGAGGGATTGGAGGTTGTTTCATGTTGGTTGATTTGAGCGGTTCTTGGCTTCGCCTAAGGCAATCTGCATTTCCAGATGGACGGATGCAATTCTTTTCGACGCGTTGAGCCGTAATTTTTGCGCTTGTCTTTCGTGGGTTTCAGCTTCCGCCATCTCATAGGCGGCGAGTTCTATCTCTCTGATTGTGTTTTCGGCGTTCATGGCTTCTCGTCATTTCCCTCCAGTATCTCTATGATGATTCCCTGCATCCAAGATGGGGGGCTGCGCCGTCCAGACTTCCAATCATAGGCGGTCGGGATCGGGCATCCGATTCTTGCGGCAATCTCCTTTGCGGAGTGGTTGAGTATCCGTTCGTGGAATAGTTTCGTGTTCATGTGTTTATTCGTAGTCTCTAGCCGCTATGAGGTGTTCCGGTATCCCGTGGTATCGGGTTTGGATTCGGTCAAAATCATAACCCCCCGCGCAATGCGGTTCAATGTCCGGTAGGGGAGTAGGGGATGGCTTACTGCTTAGTGCTTTCATCTTCTCTAGCCATCCCTCCTTGGGGTAGGCTTTATTGAGAAGGAGGAATGCTCCTATCGGCAAATCGTAATCGTGGTTCATGGCTTTCTCCTGAATGATTCCCAAGTGAAGGCGAGTTTCGCCCCGTTCTCCTCAATCCGGTCAATCACGGCAGGGGACAGCGTAGAAGCTAACCTTTCCCATGTGTAGTTTGAAATCAGAATCGTCGGCATGTCGGCGGCGTATCGCGCATCAATGATAGCGGTTAGCTGCCTATCCTCGTATTGGGTTTCCCCGCGCTCTTGGACTTCATCAATCACAAGCAAGGCGGCATCGCAGTAATCGGAAACCACTTCCTTCTCCGACTTCTCAGTTCCAGCCGTGTAGGTGGATTTGATCGTAGAGAATAGGTTCACCGCCGTGGTGTAAATCATGGGGCGTTTTTTCGTGCTTGTCGCCCATCCGATCCCGCCAGTGCCGATATTCGGGCGTTTGGGCTTGTGCGCTCTTGCCACCTCCCATGCCATGCGGGTTTTGCCTGTGCCGTATCCCCCGTAGAGGATTGTAATGCCTCCAGAATCGGTTACAGCAAGGGCTTTGGAGTAGTTAGCCAGCCAACCCTCACCTCCCGCTGGCGGGGCATCCTCGTAGCGTTTCGGGAATCCTCGTAGTAGGTTCATCGTGGGAGGTTGAGGAGTTGAGATACGGTGTAGTTTCCCCCTTTGTTGAGTATGTGGGAGTAGTCCACCGGAAGTGTCGGCTCGATCTTCTCCGACTCCTGGGTGCGGATAAGCAATTCAACCGCTTGGCTTACGCTGCATTTCCTTTTATCGGCTAGTCGGCGGATGCGCTGGTAGGTTTCCTGCTCCAGCCGGATAACGAGCGATGCTTTTTGCTCCCAAGGCTTCTTTCGCGGCCTTCCCGTGACGATCTTGAATCCGTTGTCGCTTACTCTCATACTGCCTTGTATTGGGCGAATGTTTTCCCGTTGCGGGTGATCTTGGTGGTGACGATTGCCAGCCCATCCTTGCGGAGTTCGGCTATCCGTGCGGCTAGGCGCATACAGCCCCATTTCTCAAGGGCTTGTAGGGGCGTGAGCTTGTAGCCCCGTAGGAGCCATGATTCGATTTTCTTGGTTGTGCTTGGTTGTGTGTTCATAGTTTTGTGTTTGTGGGAGAGTTTGCCCTGTTTCGATTCTCCGGGCGGGAGGACTGTTTGCCGTCGAAACTCGGCTGTTCACATCAGAACGGGATGTCGTCCTCATCCTGTGGCGCGTATCCGTTCGCCTTGGATTGGTTGTGCGCGTCATTCCCGGCGTATGGCTTCGGCTTGTAAAACGAAATCCAGCCACTCCATTCCGGCGAAACGGGCATCCCGTCCAGCTTGAGTGAGAGGTTGCCGTTTTCGTTTTCAAAGACCGCGCCAACGGTGAGGTAGCGTTTCTTTTCCGTTCCATCCTTTGCCGTGTATTTGCCCACGGTGGCTACTGCGTCGTATTTCTTTTTCATAAAATTGATGAGCGTTTTTTGGGATGCGCTCGCCCCCTTTGCCCCTGCTCGCCGGGATACCCCAGTCCGCGAGGAAATTGTTACAGGTAAGCGGGTTTCTCGATTGTGGTAATCCCTTCATGCTGGCGAGGCCATGTCCCCGTGGCGCAACAGGCTTGCCACTTCGCAAGGGCGTTCATGTATCCTGCGCGTCCGGCTGCGATGAGTTCGGGGGAGACTTCCACCCATGCCGACTCGTAAGGTTCCGCGACTTCGATGAAGCAGATAACGAAGCGAGTGCGGTTCTCTCCGGTGGCGGCGTTCCACAAGTCGAGGTAAAGCGCGGCTTGCCAGTGGTACCCACGGGAAATGATTGTCCTTGAAATGTCAAACAAGCTCCCGATTCGTGCCGTTGTCTTGAGGTCAACCAGAACATCCAGATTATCCGGCACAAGGTCAATCATGCCCTTAATCTGCGTTGCGCCGATTAGTCCGAAAACGGCAACCTCGGTTTTGTATCCCCCGCCGAATCTCTGCGCGTAGTCCTCGGAAAACACCTGTTCGCAACCGGATGCTGCGCGGATGTCCTCCTCTGTAGCAATCATTTTCCCCATTTCCCGCTGGTCGGCTTTCCATTCCTGGGCGGCTTTCGTGCGGAAGTCGGCGTATGGCGATATTGCTGCAATGTCGGTGAGCGGCGTCTCTGGCTCCAGAATCGCTGCGTGAATCAGCGTTCCCAAATCCATTGCGCGGGTTGCCTCTCTGCCGGATGAATGCCTCCACTTGTAAGGTGACTCGTTGAAATCCCAAAGCAGGGACTTCGACACGGGTGCATCAAGGTTTTGAGGCGTTGCGGTGCGGAGGTAGTAAGCCCTCCCTAGATTACATTCGATTTGTGCGTTGGTTATCATTGAAACAGTCGTTTGATTTTTTGAAGGATAGTTGGTTTCGGCGTCCCAAGCGCGAGGAGGAGCGCAACCGTTAAGGCTGCATCCCGCCCGATGCTGCGGGTAGGTGTTTTGAATGGGGTGTGTGTGGTTCTCATGCTTGGGCGTTTGCTTTGTTTTTGGCGATGAATGCCTTGTCGATTGCGGGGATTTTATCGGTGGTCAGTTGTCCGATGGATTTGACTCCGTAGTGGCGAAGGAAGGCCGCTTCGTCGATATTTAGCGACTCGATGCTTTCCTTTATTCGCGCGGCCTCTCCACTGGAAATGAGTGGGTAGGTTACTGATTTCGTATGCGCGGCGGTATTGCCGTCGTCGTCCTCCTGTGCGACTCCACAAACGGCGGCGAGGCTGTAGCGGCGAAGGTAGGTTGTCGCGGCTCCAATGCCCTGCCCGTCCTGTTTGGCGGGGACACAGGACATAGTGCCGGAAACGTATCCTCCCCCGCTGTGGGCGATGGTTGTCGTTACGTGGCAGATTCCCCCGTCAAAAGATGGGGACTGGATAACGGATAGACCGTTAGCGGCGAGGACTGGGCGGACGGTGTTCAATACCTCCGCCAAATCCGCGTATTTCGATTTGAAGTGGGGATTGAGACTCCCCTTGGTTGCGTTTTCTACCTCCCCTTGCATCTTGGCGAGGGCGGCGAATAATTCCGGTGTGCTATGTTCTAGGTTCATGTGTGTATTGTTGTTTGTGTGATAGTGCAAGGGATTGAACCTCGCGCTGAGATTGATTTACGGTTTCCCCTGCTCGTCGGCAAGGATAATTTCTGAGTATTTTTTGAGGACTTTCGCCAAGCGTTGCCGCGTAGCTTCGCAGTATCCAAGACGTTCATGGATCTTCCGGCGAGCGTAAACGGCGGTTGTGTGGTGATGTCGTCCGACGATTTCGCAGGCGGATTGGAGGGAGTGGGATTCGCTCCAAAGGGTCATCACGATTTGACGGGCTAGGGCTTCCGCGAAGGTTTTCCGTTTGCCGGTGATGGCCTCAACGGGAATCACCATAACGTCGGCGGCGGCTCTGAGAAGGGCGGGTGCGTTGTCGATTAGCATGATTTCGCTTTCTTCCGTAAATATTTTAGGTGATATGCTACGCTCTTCCGGTCGCAAGTAATTGTTGGTTCGTAGTTTTCGCTTATTACTTCGATGCTAGCCCATTTCCCATAGGGGTGCTTACCCGTGAAGATGTTTCGTCCTGGCAATCGGTGAATCTGGCCGTGTTCATTTCTGGTGGTCACGAATGGTGGCTTCCGGCGCGGTGCTGGTGGCTCTGGAACGTCCATTGCTGGGTCATATTCTGGGCGAGGGCATTCGGGTTCGTGTGCGTGTTCGTAGAGGCTCATTTCAGTGCGTGGATGGGGTTAGGGGTGCATCCCTCGGTGTGAAGGACGGCCAAGGCGATTCCAGCCCATGTCGCTACTAGGAATAGCAAGGCTGGGTTAATCCTCCTACGGCGGCGTGTATTGACGCGGTAAGAGCGTTTCACGACCCTGCGGCTTGGCGGCGGTATGATCGGGATAAGGAAGCGGTCGCCCGCTGCGGTTGTGTGTGTTTTCATTTTTGTTTTGTTGGTTGGTGTTTGTTGCGGTGAGGGGGTTTCAGTCAACGTCACGTTGCGGAGGACTGTCGAGAATTGAATCGGAAATGCGCCGGATTTCTCGCGGTGGCAGTTTCACTTCCTCCCCGTCTATGTGCGCGGAGCGGATGTAAACGGAAGCAGGAACGGGCGGGACTAGGTAGCTGCCGGGGCTGCTAGGTGTGTAATCGTAGTCGATTTCGATTTCGCGGGTAATTGTTAGCGTGTGGTTCATGGCGCGGTAGTGGTTGGCTTTTCAATGTCGCCGGGGTTGCTGTTTTTGGGGTATTTCAGTATTTCCCACCCCTCTTTCTCTCGGCGGGTAATTTCCGCCTTGCTGATGTTGTCGGTGAGTTTCATCCATAAATTGTCCATGGATGGCTTGCGCCCCCATAAAATAAGGGGAATTTCCGGCGCGGTGTGTGTCAGTGTTTTCATGGCGCGGTGATAGTGGGGTTTTCGGATAACGTGTCGAGAAGAAAAAATGTCCTTTCCAAGATAATTCCGTCGAGCCGGGCGAATTCACGGGTCGTGATAGTGCCGGCATGATAGTGGCGGGTGCATTGCTCCTCTCGTCTGACGAGTTCCTTGCGGGTGGTGGCGGTGCGGATTCGGTTTGATAGTGCGGCGTATGTTTTCATTTTGTGATGATAGTGAGCGGGGATGGAACCCGCTTGTTTGTTAGGCGTTCCCCTCCGCTTTGGCAAGAGCGGCGCGGGCAAGGGCGGAAAACGTGCGGGCGTATGTCTCTAGGTTTTCCCCGCTCAATCGGCTGAACTGAAATGCACCGTCTTTAATCATAACGAACAATTCAGGCGCGGCGGCGATTAAACGGGCGTTCTCTCTCCATTCCGGCGTTAAACCTTGGAGGATTTCCGCGCCTTTGGGGATGGTTTTTCCGCTTTCCGCGCATGTGCTAGGGAAGCGGCTCGTCATTTGTTTGGGGTCATTTTTCATAGGTGATAGTGTTATGATAGAGGCAAGGGATGGAACCTTGCCGGGGTTAGGGTTAGGTGAACCATTTCGCGGCAACTTGTTCCGCCAATTCTTCGTAAGTTTCCGACGTTGAGCAATTACGGGTGAAGAACTTCCCGCGTAGCTTAGCGAAATGCGCCGTGATGTCCCCCGTGAGATATTCACACATGCGGAAGATATTCACCCCGCGCACGGTTTCCCACTTTTCGGGCGGTAATACTTCCAAAGCGTCATACCATTCCTCTTCGGTGATTTCCCGCCAGTCTCCGCAATACTTGGCGCGCTGTGCCTCTTCCATGAGCGGCATGGCCTCTTCCAAGGGCATGATTTGAAATGCAGGGCTTCCCGCTTCCCGCTTGGCGTTAAGCTCCGCGAGCAAGGCGTTAAACGTCTCTCCGCTGTATGGGCTTTTCAGCTCTTCCCCCTCACCTGCCTGGCAGGTGGTTTCAATGTGCGTGTTTCCGGCTTGGTAAATGCAATAGTGTGTTTTCATTTTCTTTTTTTTGTGTGTGTATGGTTGTCGATTCATGCGGACGCATTCAGCGCGTCAATTTCACCCTGCAAGGCATAGGACTGGAAAACCCATCCCGCTCCGTATTTCTTCCCGCGATATTTCACGCCCCCAAGTTTCCGCACGGCGGATTCATCCGCTAGAAATACGGGGAGGTAATAACGGGGGTTTCCGTTTACGTCGTTATCGAGGCGGCGGAAATTTTCGGCGGTTAATTCTAGTGTTGTTTTCATTTTCGTTTGGTTTGGTTTGGTTTGGTTTGGCGTGTTGTCACTGGCAACGCGGACAACCTAGCAAGCGTGCGGAGATTGTCCAAATCTTTTTTGCAATAACTCAAAAATAAATTCCCATTTTTTCCTTGCCAGGCTCAAAACCCTAGCAACCACAAGGGATTTCCGCGATTCCATGCCAGGGAAGTAATCGGAATTTATTTTTCACAGGCTCGCAATTCCGGCGAGATCCAGCGCATCAAAGCACGAGCCAGCTCGCCAGGGTACGAGCGAAGCGGACGCCGATAAGAAAGAATCGACAGCCAGGCAAGAAAGCAATGGAAGGAGGGAAGGAAGGAAGGAAGCATTCCCACAACCTAGGGGGGAAACTATCCACACAACCCATCCATCCCGCTTAGAAAATAACGCCAACAACCCAAGAGGCGATCACATGGCGGCTGCGGCGTTATGCTCTCTCTTCTCTTCCAATCGTAACGATGCCCGAAAAAGTGTCAAGACAATTCGTAATCTGTTAGAGGATTCCCGTGGAACATTCCGTGGAACATTAAAGCGAGCGTTTCAAGCGTACGTTTTAAGCGTATGCACAAGGGGCGTTCCACGTGGAACATTCCGTGATGTTCACCAATCCAAAGCGGACGTTTCAATCGTCACGTTGTCGCAGTTGCAAGTTTGTCGCGTTAGGCGTTTCAAGCGGGCGTTTAAGTCACGCGGGCAATTCAAGCGGGCGATTTAATTAGGCGAGCGATTAAAGCGGACGTTTCAAACGCGATTAAGTTGCGATAGGGGGGGAGGGGGTCGCACGATGGACGGTGAGCGAATATCTGAGCGATCAACCAGCCTCCTAAAAAATGTGCAAATGGCGAACGTGCTTGACAAGGTGTGAGAATCTGGTAAGAGTGGGGCATGAGCAGTCCAGTTTCATATGACCTGCAAGGGCAGGGTGGCGGTCGAGTTATTACCTCGGCTAGTGGTGCGGTGACGGGAACATTCCGTTGGTTGCAGGTAGTTACTGACACGGTGTTGAGTGTGTTTACGGCTCCGAACATTACGAATGCTACGGGATTGCAGACCATTACGATTCCGGCTGGGGTTGGGATTGGAGGTAGGATTACGGCGATTACTGTTACGAGCGGAGTTGTTATCGCTTACGACATCTGATGAGTCAGTTTGCACAGAGTGGAAGTGCGATGGATGATGGGCAGTCCTCAGATGGGGACGGTGGGTTTGTGGGTGTGAACCAGCGGTTGCAGTTGAACCAGTTGGAGGTGGGGGAGGTTCGGGAGAGTCTGAATGGGAGGATGGACGGGTATTGGAAGCCTCGTCGTGGGGTTGTGGCGCGGACAGGATCGTTGGTGAGTGGAGGGAGTCCGTTGCAGTTGCCGTTCTTTTTGATTGATGCGGCTAAGACGATTTCCAACGCTACTGTTTCGGGTGGGGTTGTGACGTTGACTGTTACGGGGCATGGCCTAACCATTGGAGGGACTGGTGTGGCGAACATTTCGGGGTTGGTTGGTAATGCGGTATTGACTGGCAATTTTGAATTGACTGTTACGGGTGCTAATACCTTGACGTATTCCGTGCCTACGTTGACCTCGATTACAACATCAACGGGTATCCTGTCGGGAGGGGTGATTAACGATGGGGCTAGTGCCGATGTTCGGGCATCTTGTTTGTTTAGTGACCCTAACACCGGAAACTCGGAAAGCGTCATATTGGCGTTGGGTTCCAAGGCGATACGGGTTGACTTGGATCGTTACACCACGCAGGATTTGACGTATCCAACAGGCAAGGTGTTGGCTGAAGATGTGGACATGATTCAGGCGTTTGATCGTGTGTTTCTGTTTCGTGATGGCAAACAGGCGTTTGAATGGTTTCCGAATGGGAGGCAGATTGAGAGCGCGAGTCAGAGCGGTTCGACTGTTACTGTGGGCATAAAGGATCATGGCTTGTCCGTAGGGGACAGCATTGACATTAGCGGATTGACGGGCGGAACCCCGATGAATGGGACGTTTAAGGTTGCGACTGTTCCCAACAAGGATCAGTTCACCTACCTTGTGAACAGGATTGTTGTGACGGGGACATTGGTTCCTGATGCTACGGGGACTTACTTTCCAACCACACCCAATCCGTTTCCCGTATGGGGGAAAACCCCGGGGCTTGGAGGTGATGAGATTTATTACGATATCAGTAACGGTTGGTGGGCGTTGTTGAAGCCAACAAATCCTGGGTTTGCGTCATGGCGGTCGAATGCCACGACAAACCTTAATCCTGTAAGTGCAACGGGATGGGTTCCTTGGTTGAATGTTGTTGCCCCTCCGGCTACGGGAACGCCTGTATTGGCTTATTTCACGCAGACGCAGACATTCGGGGTTGCGGATGCGGTGATGAAATCTGGATTCACCCTTGCACCGGGAGGAGCCTACACGCAGCCGCAGATATTTACTGTTAACGGAAACAATGTGGAAGCAGCGAACGGGCTGGTTACCATCACCAAGAACAGCCCCTCACTTGGAAACACAACGATAATAAAAGGGGACACCATTGTTATTTATGATACCACCATTGACGAGTTTACCTCAACAGTGGGTAAGGAATTTGAAGTGGCTTCCGCGAGCACCACAACGATTACTTTTCTTGCCCCGATTGGAACTAAAAATGATTTTAGTGGAAAACTTGAGTTCGGTGGAAGGTTCAGCGTAGGCGGTGGGTTCATCCATCAACCAGCCCCACCGTGGGGGACATACTTCCAGCGCAGGTTGTGGGTTCCGTTTTACTACGCTCCGGCTGGCACGTTTAGCTCGCCAACCTACACGGATAGGAAGATCACCGATGAGATAGCTGTTTCTGACATTTTGGACAGCCATACGTTCGATCAGATCGCCAACCAGTTCAGAATAACGGGTGGGACGGCTGATTACCTTGTGGCAATGCAGGGATTCTACGATGATAAGCTCGTCGTATTGAATCGGAACAGCTTGCACCTGATAAGCGGGACTGCTGGCAGCTTGTCGGATACGAAAGTTACGCAGTTGACGGACGAGGTTGGGTGTCTGGCGCGAAAAAGCGTTGTGATGAAGGGGAATGCGATGTTTTTCCTATCGGATGAGGGGGTTTATGCGGTGGAGTTCCTGAATGACTACAACCTGCGGGGTGCGGATGAGCCGATTTCCAAGAATATCCAGCCATACATTGACCGGATCAACAAGAATCTGGCTTCTGAGGCAGTTGGGGTGCTGTTTAACAACAGATATTACCTTGCTGTGGCCTTGGATTCCGCTCCAGGAGACAATGATGCTCTTGGAAACAACACAATCTTGGTTTTTAACTTCTTGAACAAGGGTTGGGAGTCGATTGACACCTTTGGAGCTACTGATTTCATCATTAAAAACCTGATTATTGGCAGTGCTGCCGAACGCAATAACATTTATGCGGTAACTTCCTTGGGTGGATTGCACGAATTGGAGGCAGCGGAGAGTAACCTTGACAGTCTGGTATCCATTGGTGGGACTGTTAACAGGTCGATCAACTCTACTTTGACAACAAGGGGATATGCGCTGGGGAATCTTGACCGCAAGAGGTTCACGGACGGGCAACTTACCATGCAGTGCGTGGATGGAGGTTTGGGCGAGTATGCTATCTCCTTTGCGGCGGAAGATCCAGACAACAATCAGCCGATTGGAACGACAACATCCTTCCTTGGCGGGGTAGTCCTTGGCACGGGGGCGACTAACGAAGATGAAACTGGCAATATCCGCTTCAGGTTGGGTGGTATCAGGGGCTATGTGGGAAGCCTAACCTTGACACGAACAATCGGTTCCCCTAAGATCACTTCAATTAAGGTCACTGGTTCCGTGACAAACAGACAAATCATTTCCCAAAGCTAATATGGCCGGAGTCGTAAATACAAGAGATACATTTGGCAATAATGATGTGATAACCAGCACATCGATGAATAACATCATTGATGAAACCTTTTTCACAAGTGATGCGATAGTCAATGCAAACACGACACTTGCGGTGGTTTCCGGCAAGCTGAAGGTGGGAACCATCACTTCAAACGAGATGGGAACGGATGCGGTTACAACCACCGCTATTGCAAGCAACGCAATTACCACGGCAAAGATTACGGATGCCAATGTTACCACTGCAAAAATTGCGGATGCTGCTGTTACATTTCCAAAGTTAACACTACCTTCTAACTTCCCAATTCAAGTAGTTCAGGCAGTAAAAACTGATATTCAAACTATTGCTGGAACAGCATCAGCATTCAGTGACATAACCGGATTAAGCATTACTCTCACAAGAGCAAATCCAAGTGCTTCTGGAAAAATTAGAGTTCAAGCAAACATTTCAACAACTAGCACTGACGCAAATCATGGATTAATTCTAAGAATTATGCGTGGTTCTACTGCGATTGGTCTTGGTGATGCAAGTGGGATAAGAATACAGGCCACTAGCAATACCGGATACAATGGGGCATACGGTAATTCAGTAGGAGTGATTGATTTCATTGATTCTAGCCCTGGAAGTTCTGCTACTGTTACCTACAAAATACAAGCGAAAATGTATTCAATAAGAACAGGATACATAAATAGGGTTAATACCGATGACAATAGTAGCGATTATGTTCCAAGAACTATTAGCACATTGACTCTTACGGAGCTTACACCGTGAACCCACACCTAGCAACCGCGCTTACCCTTTATGAATCAAACAACATCGACCTTCAAAGCCTTATCGGGTGGCACTTATCTTACGGTGTTGTTATTTCTACTTCAAAGGTTTTTGCGTTGTGCTTTCACTCAAACAGTGAGGAACCTGACAAAGCAGTTGCTTTCGAGCATTCCGACACGCTTTTCGTTACCATGTGCTGCGGGGATATGCTTAGTGGATTACAACCTCTCAAAGATGATTACGAATACATTTCATTCCGCCGTGACTTCAAAGGGTCGGAGCGCACCCGTTTACTAGGCATGGAAGCCTTTTACTCTAAACTACGATAATACCATGGGATCAAAGCCTAAAAAAGTTCAAGCTCCAGCAATGGACATTGGGGGAGATATTCAGAAATACGTTTCTGGTATGTCTAGTGCATTGCCTCAGATATTGTCGCAGGAGCAACAATTTCGTCCACAGTTTCAAGGTCTGAATCTCGGTGATATTCAATCGTTCCTTAGCGGGACTAGTGGACAACAAGGTATTTTCGGTCTTAGCAACCAAGCAGCGCAACAAGCTGGCATGGGGCTTGGTGAGGCAAGGGGGGCAGAACTCGGTCAGATGACCCAACAAGCAGGTCTTACCCGTGGGTTGATGCAACAGTTGTCACCGGAACAAGCAGGTGTTGTGCAAGGCTTTGATGAAGAGGCACAGAGGGCTTATGCAGCGTCTCAAGGAATCAGTCCACAGGAACAGCGCGGATACCAACAGACAGCGCGTGAAGCTGCTTCTGCGGCTGGCAGACTTGGTGGAAATGCCGCTATTGCCTCTGAGGTAATGGGGCGTGAGGATGTATTCGCCCGTAAACGTGCCGAGGCTGCACAAGCGGGGCAGAACGCTTACAATGCCGCTCAGGGGTTCTACACTAGTCCTGGGCTAAACCTTCTTGGCTCTACCCCATTGTCGTATCAGCAAGGCCAGCAGTTCATCAACACTGGACTTGGCGCGATTGGATCGGGAACGCCTCAGTTGTTTGATACCTCCGTGGGACTTAACCTTGGTGCGGCACAACGCGCTAACCAACTTGCGGCAGCTACGGCTAACGCACAGGCTAAGGCGGCTCGTAGCGCGGGACTCATGAACTTGGGCGGTCAAATTGGCGGGGCTGCGATTACTGCAATTTAATGAGAACCAAAATACAAGACGCGATAAGCAATATCGAGCTTTGCTTGACTCACTCTAAGAAGCCAGTATTGGCATGGAGCGGAGGCAAGGATAGCATGGCGTTGCTTCATCTTGTGGTTAACAAAGTAGGAGCTAAAGTTCCAATCGTGTTCTATCGTGAGCAATGGCAACCCCACAAATACGCTTTCCAGAATCGAATCATCGAGGATTGGGGGCTTGAAGTTTACACTTGGCATCCTGCAATATCCAACTTCCAGCAAACAGGCGATGAGTTTGAGGTGCAGAATCGCTACATCTTTGACAACACGGATATGACCTGCCCAACGGGGATTACCCCAATGGAGGATGGGCAACCTTGGGTGTGCGCTATGGATATTTACAATCGCCCCAAGAACCAAGGTATTATTGCTGGATGGGATGGGATGCTTGTAGGGCATAAGCTATGCGACTCTGATCCTATTTACGGTGGAGATGCTGGTATTCGCGTTGATGTAAGGGTTAACCCACATCAATGCAATGCCTTCTACCCAATCAAAGGCTGGACACATGATGATGTTTTCGAGTATTGTGAATCCAACAATGTTCCAATTCAAACCAGCAGATACGAAAAGGTAGATGGTAAGTGGGGTGAGAAAGCAGACAGGTCGCAAAATTGTGATTACGTCCATGCTTGCACCGCTTGCATTGATCGAAGAGAATCAGCACCAAAGTTTGTGCATTGCCCAAAGTTTAACTGCACAATAGAAAACATTTCAAAGCGTGTGGTTTGGGCAGACCAATCAATCCCATCATACATGAAAGACTAACAATATGGCGACTTACGGAAGAGGACAGATGCTAGGTTCGGGGATCAACCCTGAGTCATTCAAGCTGGATTACAGCGGGATGGCTAATGCTGCTGCTACGCAAGCACAGGGGGTTGCTAACCTTGGGGCGAGTATCGGCGGTGCGATTAGTGAAGTTGGAGATTATTTCAAGAAGCAAGCCGAAGATGAAAAGAAGGTTCAGAAGTCTTTAAGCGTAGCTAAAGCCATTGGTGATTTGATTCCTGGACTCCAGCCGACAATTCAAGGTTCTTTGAATATCTTGAATGACAAGGAATTGCCACTCAGTCAAAGGACTGCGGAAGCAGACGCTATTTCTGACATTCTCGAACTTGGTATCAATGAGGTTCGCAACCGTCAAGATGTTGGATTCAAAGAAAGGGAGCTTGGTATTCGTGAGGCAGAAGCTCTTGCAAGAAATGCACCTTCAATGCCAACAGTTAATCGTAAACGCGTAGAAAAAACTGGAGTTTTTAATGGCAAAACTCTAAAGTATGACATTTATGTTGATCCCAACAACCCTTCCGATGCGCTTTATGAGGATGGTACTCCTGTTTATGGCGTAGATTCGCAAGCCTCTACGGCTATTGATACTGGATTAAATCTTTCCATGCCAACAGCAGAAGGCACAGCAATACCTGGGGATGGAACTTTCCCAGATTACGGTGGTATTTCAGAAGCAATGGTTCTTCCTCCTAGGATTGACCCTGCCGCTATTGCTGCTGCCGCAGAGCTAACTGGTGGACAAAGCGATGTCTCTAACGTGTCCCCAATGCCAATGGGAACGCCAACCACTACTCAGGTTCCAGTAGTTGATGAGATACCTGCTGGTCAAGCAGGCGGGGGAATGATACCTCCTGGTGCTACTCCTGTTGAAGTTAAAGCAGAAGAGCCAGAAGGAACGGAAATGACCCTAGCGGAAGTAGAAGAACTAGCAAATAAAGGGGTAAAGATTAACGCTGTCCCATTAGGTGGAGGAAAATTTCGTGTAACTGAATCAACCTTTGGTAATAAACCAATGGTAGAAGTGAACACTGCCCAGTCTAGTCAAGAAGGACGAGCAAAGGAGATGGATAAAATGTTGTTTGAAACAAAAAAACAACTTGAAGGTGCTTCTCAAAATAAAGACAGTATAACGAAAATGGTTAATCTTCTTGATGAGGGAGTCAAGACAGGTTTTGCTCAAGGTGCCATTATGCAATTCAATAAAGCGTTTGGTAGAGATGTTTCTGATTCTGAGACATTTAAATCCGTAGCTGGTGATGTTGCTATGGGATTCATCAACCTTACAAAGGGTGCCATCTCCGATAGGGAAATGACATATTTCACTACTGTTCTGGCTCCTAACCTTGGAAATACTGTAGAAGGTAACAAGAAAATAGGTGAGTTTATGCTTAAAGCAATTAAAAAAGCAGAGAAGATTGAAAAGGTCATATCAGAAGGTTTAAGCGAAGGTAGAAATGCATTTGATATTGATAAAGAAGTTAGGGCGATTAGGAACGCTGATGATCTTCTTTCTGATACGCCAGGAGGTGAATCTACTCCTGAGAAACCACAAAGCGCAACAGATAGACTTAGAGGTTTACGATAAGCGAAATGACACCAGAAGAAAAAAAAGCAGAGTTCAATAAACTTGCTCCTATTGCAATAAAGGATGTTGCTGGGCTTATTGACGGCAACTTTGCGGGATTTCAAAAAGCACAAGAGGATTATCGTAGTCAACTTCCAGTTGGCGACCCTAGATTACTTGAGCCTGCGTTAATCCCTGCTGAATTCCTTTCAGAAGAAGGCATGAAGCAGCGAGGATTGCTTGATGAGAAGGGAGAAGCAACCAAACTTGGTGAGGACTATCTTCTTATGGAGGATGAAGGCTTTATGAGAGGTGGGCAGCTAACCGAAAAGGGCAAGGCTTACATTGCTGATCCAGATGAGTTACTTCCTGTCGATGAAGTAAATCCACTTGGTTTCATTATTAATGATTTTCCTAAAAACAAAGATGGAACGTATTCCGATCCTAACATTGAAAGCAAATATCAACAATTCAAAATCAGAAAAAATGAAGGCTTGGACAAACAAGAGGGAGGGAATGTTTTCAATCAACTTTGGCAGGGGATAGCCGGTCTTGGTCGTGGGATTAGAGCCATTAGCCCTGATCCCGTTCGTGATCTTACTGGCAAGCCAGTAACTAAAGAAGAGCGCATGACAAAATTAGGCGCGGTTGCATCTGGTGCCTTGAACATAATGGCGGATACTGCCGTTAAGACTTACGCATTTGCTGATAAATTAGCTGGCGCACCAATCGACACTGAGGATGAAAGCAATCGCAATGATTTTTCAGTTGCGACAAGAATAAGGGTAAACAAACTTGCAACAGAGCCAGAGGCTTTTGATGCAATTACTGGAACGAGCGTTATGGCAGACGCTTACGCTAAAACTCTTGAAAGCTACAAAGAACGATTTGGCGAAGCTGGAGAAAGCAAACTTCAACAAGAGCTTATTGACATAAAAGATGTTGGCAAGGTTGCTGGAGACCCATTGAATGTGGTATTTGGGCTTGCATCGGGCGGAGCAACAGTTTTAGCGAATACGCTTAAAGTCGCCAGAACAAGCAAAGCTGTCGGGGTAATAGCATCAACATCACCTAGAATTCAAAGATTTGAAGAAGCCATCTCTGTTGTTTCAAAGCAACTTGACGAGGCAACAACACTAAATCAAACGCTTGTTAAGCAACTAGATGACGCTGTAAAAACTGGACAAACGGACATAGTAGCAAAGCTGACTCCCGCAGTAGCTAACAGCACAAAGGTAGTCGATGATCTTACTAGCAGCGCAACCAAGCTGCAAGAGGGGCTTGCCGTTAACCAGACAGCTAGGGCAAAAGCACTTACCGAGCTTGCAGAGAAAACAAAGCCACTTGATTTATCAAGAAAGGCAACCGCTGCTATGGTGAAAGGCGTTGAAGTTTCAGCCGAGAAATTAGGAAACGCTGCGGCTTTTACAAACAAAGGGCTTAGAGCAATAGAAAGAGTTATCGGGCGTTATCGAACAGGTCAAATAGCTACTGGTTTTTTTGTCGCAAGTAATCCTGCTGCACAGGCTGCTCTTGCTACTTGGGTTTCTGCTAGGATAGGACTAGCCGTGGCGCCAACAATCCTACGTAAAACCGCAAGGTTTGCAAACGTGGTTGGCGATGAGCTTGTCCAGATGAAGAACTCCACTCCGTTCTGGCGTAGGGTTGCCGCTAACGAGAACATTGGCGGGATCGGCAAGGCAATGGCGACAACCTTGGACTACGCCTCTCCTGCTGCACGTTTTGGAGTTGGAAGCGTAAAGCAGGGAGCAAAGCTCGCTCCGGCTCTTGCTGTTTACGAGGCAATCAACAACGGCGGGTTAGATGACGAGGCCATGAAGCGCGTTGGTGCTAACGCCTTGGTTTTTGGCGCATTTGCAAGGGTTGTTGGCGGTGGCAAACAAGACCTTGCTAAAAGACAATCTGGAGACTTCTACAATTACCGCAGCAAACAGCAAAAGCTAGGAGATGACAAGCTGGCGGCTTTTGACGCTATTCCAGACCAACCCTTGAAGCAATTCATATCTACTTACGATTCTGCGTATCCTAACACTTGGAATTGGGAGTTTACAAGAGAAGGCAATAGCTTGTTTGATCCAGCATCCAAAACCATTACGGTAAACGTAAATGACAAGTCTGGATTTGTTCGTGCATTAACAGCCCATGAGACGCTTCATTCTTTGACGTTTAAGCACGGCATGGATGATTCAATTACGTCTATAATGCTTGGTGATGAAACAAGACCTGGGTTAGTCCGAGACATAAATAGCAATCTTGATAAAGACTTTAAACAGTTTTACGATACCTACAATAAAAGGCTGGATGCTCAAGGGGAACCAAGAATAGGACTTGAAGAGGCAGCAGTTGAGTTTTTTACAGACAATGGAACGGGGGTTTTGTTTGATGACGTTGTATCTGGCAAGCTAACTAAGGCTGCGGTTAAAACTCCATTGCGGAGGAAGATCGAGGATATTTTCGAGACAGTCTTTGCAGCAACTCCAATCGTTAAGGATCTTCACTACAAGCTGGGTGGGGCTACGGATGTGAATGGCAACCTAGTAATGGGTTCTGGATTGTTGGCAGACGGCATGAGGGAGCTTCCAGAGGTGAAGGCGATGGTTCGCAAGATGTATCGTGAATCCGCCGGATTGCCAAAGTCGCCTATTAAGCCAGGCTTAACGGATGATCTTCCATCCTCCAATCCAAAGCACTACAAAGCTGGAAAGATCATAGATGAAATAAATAAGAAGAACGTCAAGGATGGTAAGCCTTTGATTGAAGGCGTGATGATTCCTGACAAGAATGGAAATGGTACTGGATTGCTTTCTGACGAACACTTTCAAGCACTTGAAGAAGCTGGTATAATCAAGGAGGGTGGGGCGCAAGAGCTTATTCTTATCCAATCTGCGTTCGATGCCGACAAAGCAGCATTGCTAGATTACACTCCGATTGAGCAAGGACGTTCTGTTCAAACGGCAGGAAAAACAACCAATAAGATTAAGCCGATTGACTTCATGTTGAAGAACGGAAGGCTTTACTTGGTTGGGATGGATATTGTCCAGCTTGGCCTGAACATCAAAAGGTTTGAGCGTAGAGCCGCTTCAATGGGAATGTCTAGGGCAAATGTCCTGACTGATATTGTGGAGACTGCCAAGCTACACAAAAAGGGAGCGTCAACTGATGGATACTTCAAGAGCGTTGGTGGTAAAAACTGGAAAGAAAGGCAACGGTTTATTAACGCAGTTCAGGGACTTAACACAAAAAGCCAGCGTCTTATCAATCCAGCGTTTGATAAACTAGGCATGGACAAGCAGACGGGAACATACCGCACGTTTGCCTATGACCGCATTGATGGATTTACCGACCTTACTGGCGATATGGTTATTCCGTATGGCAATAATGCTTACTACACGCTCAAGGCGAATCTCATGCCTCAAGCCCCACGAATTAACGTGAAGGGAGAAGTTGTAAGAGATGCGTCAAATGTTCGTCTTATGCCTAATGTGGCAGTTGTTCCAGAAAGATTTACTGGTTCCTCATCAGATATTGGACGCAGAGGAAAATACGTTGAACCTCCTGGATTCTTTAAGAAATTCAATATTGGTTCATACGAAAAAGGTGGGAGATTTTTTGATGCGGATAACGGTCAGGATTTAACCGGCAAAAAATATGCTGTTGGAACTATTGATGTATCAAGCGGTAAGCCTAAGTTGTTTGTTGATGACTTAGCTGAGAATATTGTATCTGGTGCTAAATTCAAAACAAATTTATTTAAGCAAAGCGCAGGGTGGAAATGGACTTCAGAGAATCCCCCTCCTACAACAACAGTTGTATCTATTGAGGGACAGGGCAAACACGTTTATTCATTGAAAGCCAATTTTGAGTCAGGCGTAGAACTTGTTCGTTATTCGGAAAAAGCAAGTGAGCCAAGACTTAGGCCAACTGCTTATGGTGACTTGAAGGTTGGTGATAAAGTAGGGGAAATTTCTATTCGTGGAAGAATCCATCCAGTTTATGAATCAGTTGGAGTTATTCCAAGGTTAAAATCAAACTCTAGGCTTATGCCGCAAGGTAAGTCTAGGGCTGAACCAACAAGCACCCCTCAAAAAAAGACTCCAAGGGGGCAAACACGCGATAATAGTGTTGCAAACGGAATCGCCGTGGCTTTAGGTAGCTCTGGTGAAAAACGAAATGATTGAAGAACAACTCCAGAAGCTGCAAGAAAACTACTACGACGACCGCCCTGACAAGAGCGAGTGGTTTCTTGAGGTGAAGGAACGGGCGAAGTCGCTTCACCGCAACAACGTCGAGCATTACGCCCCAAACAAGGCTGCGTTAGCGTTATTCATGCTCTCCCAAGGGGCGAGGATCAGCGAAATATCCCAAAGAACAAGCCTTAGCCGGGACGTTATCCGCAGCTTGGAATGGCGGCACACCGACACGTTGGAGACGAAAAGAAAGGAGTTCTCCATGCGCTACGCCATTGCCGCACAGGAATACACCGATTTGCTGTTTGAACGCGCTACACAGCTATTTGACGATCCTGACAGCCTTGCCAAGATTTCCCCTGAGAAGCTGGCAATCACGGTTGGTATTCTCACGGACAAGGCGGCACAGCTTACCGGCATGGCGACTACCGTTGTGGAGCATCGCAAGGGCGCAAGCCTAGATGACGCTGCCAATCTTATCAACGAAGCAAGGTCACGCATTGCCAAGGGCAAGGTAATCGAAGCAGAAGTTGTATGATTTGGAGACCGCATCAAATCCTCACCCCGCCAACGGATGAGGAGCTAATCGAGATGACACCAGAAGAGGTGTTGTCCATCCATCGCATTTACCACGAAGCCATTGAGAATGCGGAGAAAGACCCGTATGAGTATGGTTTCCGACTGCCCCACTGGACGAAAGCAGAGGAGCAACTACACGAAGTCAATGAAATCCTAGCACTAGGCGGAAATCGCAGTGGGAAAACCCAGTGGGGTGCATTCTCCGTTGTCCGTGCTGCTGTGGAGAATCCCAACTCCGAGATATTCTGCTTCGCCCAAACGTCCGAGGTATCCATCCGCCAGCAACAAAGCGCGGTGTGGGCTTGGCTCCCAGAGTATCTAAAAACCAAGTTTACTAGCGCAAACGCCTACATTTCCTACAAGAAGAAAACAGGATTCACTGATTCGTCGCTAATCCTCCCGAACGGTTCACAGATTATTTTCAAGACGTATTCTCAGTATCAGAACAACCCTACGATTCTGGAAGGCGCGGAGCTTGGTTCTAGGAATCCTGTCTGGCACAATATCGGCGTATGGCTGGACGAATACCTTCTCGGCCCCGAACTGATAAACACTCTCCGTTTCCGTCTGGCTACCCGTAATTCCAAGATGCTTGTCACGTTCACGCCTATCGACGGGTGGACTGAGGTTATCAAGGAGTATCTGGACGGCGCGACAACCATTGAAAGCAGGGAGGCGGAATTGCTGAATGGCGAGCTTGTTCCGTACGTCCAGAAATCCAAGAAGCTGAATGCGTCCGTGCATTATTTCCACTCGCAAGACAATGCTTTCGGTGGATACGAGCGCATCAAGGAGACGCTGAAAGGTAGGACACGGGAAGAGATTCTGATTCGTGCCTACGGAGTGCCGATGAAGTCACACGCCACCAAGTTTCCCAAGTTCAACAAGGTGGTCAACGTGGTGGAGCCTGAGAAGATTCCGACTCGAAACGTCACAAGGTATCACGTTATCGACCCTGCAGGATCGAAGAACTGGTTTATGTGCTGGATTGCGGTCGATGAGACTGGCACGATGTGGGTTTACCGCGAATGGCCTGGAGTTGACGTGGGCGACTGGGCGGAATGGCGGAATGGCAAATGGATGCCGGGAGAGGGAGCGAAGGGGCAGGGCTACGGTATCCGTGACTACGTTGACCTCATCGAAGAGATGGAGGGTGAAGAGGACATCTTTGAAAGGCTAATTGACCCCCGATTAGGAGCGGCAAAGTATCAGGTTCAGGATGGTTCATCCTCCATAATCGAGGATTTGAACGATGCCGGAATGGTTTGCATCCCCGCTCCTGGGTTGGAAATTGACGATGGATTGCAAGCATTGATCGGGAAAATGGCATGGGATACATCTAAGCCGTTGGATTCTATCAACCGTCCGCACTTTTACGTTAGCTCCGACTGCGAGAACATTATCCAAGGTTTGTCAGAATACACCGGAGATGGCGGATTAAAGGAAGCATGGAAGGATGTTATTGACGTTCTGCGTTATGCGGCAATCGCTGGAATAGATCACGTTGACAATTCCGTCAGTTTGGTTACAACTCAGGGAGGTGGAGGCTATTAACATGAGTGCGAAAAAAGAACCAAAGAAACGTGGGCGACCAGCAAAGGTTGTTGAAGCTGTTATTCCAGTTGTTCCCGACCTTCCAGAAGCCCCACTAAAAGCCATGATTCTAGGAGCTTGCAATAACCCGACATGGGTAAAGGGCAGGATTGACGGATTCAGCGTCAACGTCAAAGTTCCTGCTCAGATGGCAAAACGCTTGATTGGAAAGCAAGTTGATGTTATCCTTGTTGAATCCGACCTTGGGGACTACTACCAATACATACCATGAATCCAATTCAAGAAATAGAAGATGAGTCCCTTGTTTACGTGGACAAGGAGCCGGATATTGGTGCGTTGGCAAATGCTTACGACACCTGCCTAATTGATCTGGATTACTACTTTGAGTCCTGCTTGCGCTCCTACAATGACCGTAGGAATATCTGGGATGGGAAGTCTGATGACCTTCGCAAGAACGGGGCAAATGCTTTCCCGTGGCAAGGTGCTTCCGACCAAGAAGTGAACGTGGTTGGCGAGCGTATCGACCTTTATGTGGCCTTGTTTGACCAAGCGTTAGCACGTTCCCATATCAAGGCGTTCCCAACCTCGATGTCGGCAATGCCCCGCGCTGCGGTTGTCTCTGGCTTCCTCAAATGGATGCGTTCCACCTACATCCCAGACTTCAAGCGGCAGATGGAGCTTGGCGGTAACTACCTGATGGAAAAGGGAATCATGGTTTCCTACGTTGGTTGGAATCGTGAGAAGCGTTCCTATCTCCAGAGTGTCAGCTTGGAACAGATTGGCGAAGCGTCTCCTGACCTTGTGGAGTTGATCCTTAGTGGGCAGGATGACGAGTTACTGCTCAATCTGATCCAAGATTCATTCCCTGACCTTTCCACAAAAAGGGCGAAGAAGGCAATCAAAGACCTCCGCAAGATGGGCGTGGCGGAAATCCCGCTTGCTCGCCAGACGGTTGACTGTCCGGTTGTCTATGCTTGCGCCCCCGATGGTGAGGTGATGTTCCCGTCTTACATTTCAGACCCGCAACGCGCCCCGTATATGTTCTGGCGCACGTTCCTTACCGCTCAAGAGCTTGAGAAAAAGGTAACGAACGAGGGATGGGATAGGAAATGGGTGGATAACGCCATTGAAACACTTCGCGGGAAAGACTCCATGTATCTCGACGGAGAGAAGGTTAAGACCCAGACACGCCTTCCAATCACCGACGATAACGACCTTGTAATGGTGGTTTATGCGTATCAGCGTTTGATTGACGAAGAGGACGGTTCCGAGGGTATCTATTGCACCGTATTCCATCCTCAGACAGACGGCTACGCCAAGCATGAACTGTTGAACGGATATGACGATTACCCCTTCGTAGTCACCCGCCTAGCCAATGACCAGAAACGGATGTATGAAGTTCAGACTTTTTCAGATATTCTGCGCGGCCCACAGATGCAAATTAAGACGGAGCGTGACAGCCGGATTGATCGAGCGTCTCTTGCTACTCTACCTCCTATTATGCATCCTGCTGGACGTCCTCCTTCTGATTGGGGGCCTGGCCGCAGAGTCCCGTATCGGCGTTTGGGTGAGATTGCATTCGGTCCGATTCCTCCGCGTGATGATGGTTCTGTTGAAAGTGAGTTGGCGATGCGTGGGCAAGCTGACAGGGCTATTGGTTTGGATCTTACAAATCCCCTTTCGTCGGCGCGGCAGCAATACTACATCGGAAAGTTCCTAGACCATGTGAGGGACGTTCTTGCGATGGCATGGAAGCTGTATCAGCGAATGGGGCCGGATGAAGTTTTCTTCCAAGTCACCGGAAATCCCAATCCACAAGTGATGCAGAAGGGAAGTCCCGATGACAATTTTAGCATTACGGTTTCGTTCGACTCAACCTCCACCGACCCTGAGACAGCGGAGACGCAGTTGAAGAACATGGTTCAGTTGGTTCAGTTGGATCGTAACGGCATTATGGACGTGAACAAGCTACTTGAGTTTGCGGCTTCTTCCATCAATCCGATTTTTGCCGACTACGTTCTCCAGCCAGTTGAGGAGGCACAGCAGAAAGTGGCTAAGGGTGTTACCGATGACCTTGCCAAGATATTCGCTGGCATCGAAGTCCCCGCCCAACCTAATGGCGCACAGATTGCAATGCAGATGGTTCAGGCTTACGTCCAGCAGCCCGATGTTGCGGCTAGGGCGCAGTCTGACGAGGCTTTCGCTGGTCGCTTGCAGAAGTATGCATCTCAGTATCAATTCCAGCTACAACAGGCGCAGAACGCCGAGATTGGACGTATCGGAACAGCACCCGCTGAAATGGGCGGTGTAACAACTCAAGGAATGGAACAATAATCCACAATAATAACTAAAAAAATATGCCAGCTAAAAGAAAAGAATATGATATTACTAAAAATCCAGCTTACATTACTGGACTGAAAATAATGGAACAAGAAAAATCCTTAAGAAAAAAAGCAGATGCTCAAGCAGAAGCAGCTTCAAAAAATTCAAAAAGAAAATTTGAAGGATATCTTACTGATCTTAAATATCCTGCAATCAAAGAAGTCCCACAGATACAACAATCATCATCGCCTTCTCGATCTCAGATTCTAAAGGCAAGAGGAACGCAATCATCTGCTACTCGTAAAATAATCAAATAATATGAAACAAGGACTGTATTCAAACATCGCAGCTAAACGCAAACGTATCGCAGCCGGAAGCGGAGAGAAGATGAACAAGGTTGGCAGCAAGAAAGCTCCGACTGCGAAAGACTTCCGCGACTCAGCCAAGACCGCAAAGAAGAAATGAACAAGCTGCCAAGTGACGTAGCTAGATGCAATGGAGAATGGGTGGAGGACGGTGTAGATTCTTCTTGGCGCGAAGGTTGCGAGACCTGCCTACGGAGAACCGCCCCTCGTCCAGAATACTACTCACTGATTGATCCGCCGCCTATTATCGCCTTTGAGTGCGAATATCTGATTGAACCATAATGGAAAAGCGATTTACAAAAGTAGTTACCAATCCTGCCACCGGACGCAAGAGAACCGTGAAGTTCGGGCAAGCTGGCAAGGCTGCGGATGGCGGTGATCGTATTCGTCCTGGAACAGCCAAGGGGGATGCTTATTGCGCCCGTTCCGCCAAGATCAAAGGAGATTGGAAGTCAGACCCCAATTCACCGAATAACCTTTCACGCCGCAAATGGAAGTGCAAGGGAAGCAAATCAATGAAGTGATGAGAGACTACAAGAAAGAGTATCAAGAATATCACGGTAAGCCTAAACAGATTACTCGCAGGGCTGGACGTAACGCTGGACGCGCCAAGGCTGTAAAGCTAGGCATGGCATCCAACGGAGACGGCAAGGATGTTCACCACAAGAACAACAATCCCAAGGATAACCGCGCCAGCAACCTTGCCTCCACTTCCGTAAGCAAGAATCGCGGATTTCCACGCACAGCCACCAATAAGCCTAAAGGACGACTCAAATGACACCACTACCTAAACCAACCATTCAGCAAGCTGTTGACGCTTTATCTGACCGTGACGAGTTCAAAGCAATCATCCAGTTCATCCAAGACGAGCGCGAGAGATTCTTTGCAGACCTTCGCCAGTGTGCGGAAACCAATGAGGTAATGAAGATTGTCGGCAGCGTTTCGACATTGGATGAACTTCTATCTCTGTTGAAAAAAGAAAGTTGACATTTCAACACGCTCTGCTTTTATTGCTTTGCCGTTTCGTTTTCGGCGTGTTTGTGTGTTCAGGGAACCGTAGAGGGGCAGCAATTCCTCTACGGTTCTTCTGTTTTGCACTTTAACGCATCAAGCCTTCTTGCTGTGATTTGAATAACTTCATCTAATCGTTTAATCTCATCAAGAAGTTCTTTCTTTGTCATTTTACCAAGTTGCTTGTGTCCTGCTTTTTGTGGCCTTAAATCATTCATAATTTTAAATGGTTATTCCTCTACGGTTCTTCTGTTTGTGTTTGTTGCGGGGTTAGTTTCCCTTTTCTGTCAGTTCGCTTCGCTCAAAATTATTCTCCCCGAGAGGATAAAGCCAAACCGATCTCTTAGGGCTGCGTTACCGCAATCCTATGTGCCTTGGTTCACCATGCAGAACCCCTGCTTCCAGAGACCTGATTCGGTTTTACGCTCTTCCCCCCGCTTCGGATTGTAGCCGTTACGGATGCTAGATGACAGATCGGAGTCAGAGCTAGCCGCGAGCCTAATGGTGATGAAGTCTTGTGCCTTGTGCTGCTGTATCCATTAAGAGACGGATTGCGTCCACTTCTGAATATCACAACACATGATTGCGACCCCTTTGCCCGTTCTCCTGGCTGACTCGTTCCAAGAGAAACTAGCCTAAATGAAAAGGACTAGCACGAGGAGGTAGGAAAACCCGTGCTAGTCCTTTAAGCCATGCGATCAAGCGGCGGCGTGGAGAAAACTCTAACGATGAGTCCTACCTCTCGTTGGTGCAAATCTAAGCAGGTTTTTTCACCAACGCAAGAGAAATCTTCCTGAAAATAAAAACGCCCCCCTCGCGAAAGGGGAGCGTTTCTCTGAAAGTCGAATTGATTCCCGACAAGCAGAAATCTACCCATGTTTTTCTGACAGCGCAAGAAAAATCTTCAATGAATTTACATCGCCTATTGACAACTGCAATAAATTCGCATAAAGCTCTTTCAAGTCGCACCGCCGAGCGTAAATGGCGTTTCCAATATGAGCAATCCAGAAGCTACCGCTGAAGCTATCGAATCAGTGTCTAACCTGTCATTTGAAGAGCTTGTAGCTCAGAGAACGGCAAGACAAAATCCAGAACCTGAATCCGAGGAGCAACCCGAAGAAGAAGAACCCGAAACTGAGGAGGAAGAGATTCCCGCCGAAGAAGAGGAAACCGAAACAGAGGAAGAACCCGAAGAGGAGGAAGAGGAAAGCGAAATTGATCTACTGTCATTGACCACGGAGCAGATTCAATCTTTAGCCAAAAAGGGTAAGAGCCGACTCCTTCAACGGATTGGCGAGCTAACCGCTCAGAAGAAAGCCTTGGAGGAAAAGATTCAGTCTCAACCGGAAATCAAGGAAGTCCCTCAAGAACAAAACCCATTCCGCGAAATACAGTCATTCGATGACCTAAAGGCGAAATACAAGGAACTTGAGAAAACCCTCGATTCAACTGATGAGCTATTGGAGGAATACGAAGATTACCGTTCTGAGGACATAATCCTAGTTGGAGACCGCGAGTTCACCAAGCAGCAGATTCGTAAAGCCAACCGAAACGCTCGTGAGGCGTTGACGAAATACATTCCCGCTCAACAGGCGCATCTCCAGCAGATCGCCCAGATGGAACAGTTGAAAGGTCAATACATCGCAGCGGCAGAAGAAGAAGTTCCCGACATCAAGGATGAGTCCACGACTATCGGAAAACAATTCAAGGATTTAATGTCTGACCCGCTTATCGACAAGCTACGCAAACAAGTTCCTGAAATTGGCTATCAAATCGAATACATCCTGGCTCATGCAGCTAACTCCATCAATGGAGGAACGAGAATCAAGAAGCAACCTGCGGTGGCGAACAAGCTGAAAATCAGCCCATCATCTTCGCCATTTGGTGCGGGAGCTGCGAAATCCTCGACCCCCTCCACGAAAAAGGGGACGGACGCATACAGCCGCTTTGAAAAAAGTGGGAGTCCGGAAGAATGGGTTGCTGCTAGAATCGCTAAATACAAATAAATTCAACCAACTAAGAAAATGCCTATCTCAAATACTTATCAGCCATCAGCCCCAGCCGCAAAAGCGGGTCAGGGTTCCGCCGTCTCCAACCGTGAGGATCTAAGCAACGAGCTTTCCATCCTCGCACCGGAAGAGACTCCTATCCTTTCGCTCTGCGGCAAGGGTAAAGCATCTGCCACTTACACCGAGTGGACTGTTGATTCCCTCGCCGCCCCCGCCACAACGGGTATCAGCGAAGGTTCCGACGTTACCTCGTTCTCCGACAAGTTCGCGGATCGCGCCCGTCTTGGAAACTACATCCAACTCATGCGCCGTGACTACATTGTGTCCAACCTTCAGCAAGCTGTCACCAGTGTCGGCCCTGCTAACGTGGCACAAGCGGAAGCGAAGTCCATGCGTGAAATCAAGCGCGACATCGAAGCCACCATCGCCTCCGATAACGAGATGACGGTTGAGAACGGTGCTGGCACTCCCTACGGAATGCGCTGCCTTGGCAAGTGGATTCAGTCCTCTGCCCAAGCAACCAACCCGGTTCCCGCTGCTTACCGCACTCCATCTGGTTCGATCATTGCTTCGACGCTCAGTGAGTCCTCGTTCAACACGATGATTGGTTCCATCTTCGCCAAGAACGGTGAGATGAACAGCCTGACCCTTGTTGCTAACGTGGCACTTCGCCAGGTTGTCAGCAACTTCACCCGTGCAACCCCTGCTTCGGCTGGTGTTACCTACCACGTCAACCAAGACGCTACGAGCAAGCAAATCACCCTTTCGGTGAATCTGTATGACTCTGACTTCGGCCTTGTTAAGATCGTGAACGGCAACCCTAGCTGTATGCCAACTAGTTCGACCAACGTGGGTTACGTCCTCAATCCTAAGTATCTGGGCTTCAACACCCTGATTCCTATGGGTGCTACTCGCCTTGAGAACCAAGGTGGCGGCGAGCGCGGCTTCATTGACGTTGCTGGAACCCTGTGCGTCAAGCATCCCCAAGCCCACGGCAAAATCGCATACTAATCCTGACAAAAAGAAAGAAACAAAAATATGCCTCAACTAGCTAATAATGAATCGCGTGGGTTTACCCACTACTTCCGCATGACTGCCACTGACCTTGTTGCTGCTGGCACATCAGCAAAGACAATCGGTGTAGTTCCTCGCGGTGGTATCGTCACCAATGCCTCTGTAACTGTCATTAGTGCCATCACAGGTGCTTCTGACATTACTCTGACACTTGGCGTTACCGGAACTGCTGCTGGACTTATTGCATCGACTGACCTTGATGCTCTGGTCGCAACGGCTTACAATACGGGATCGCTAGTCGATACCGAGCCTGGTTACATCAACAACACCACCTCGCCAGTGAACATTATCGCTACTCTTGGCGGAACTGTTTCAAGCATCACTGGTGGTGAGATTGTGTTTGGTCTGACCATCCTCAATCCGTTCGAGATCACCCCATAAACCCAAATCGGGGAGGGAGGTTAAAATCTCCCTCCCCTTTCTTTCTTTATGCTGGTTGACGAAGAAATCAATGCTGCCCTTGTCCGTGAGCTATGCTCTGGACGCAAGTTCATCGAGAGCTTGGAGAAGCGCAGAGAGATTGAAGCCGCTGCTGAAGCAAGGAAAATGCGTGAAGCTAAGTCCATCGCGGGAAAACCCGTTGGATCAATTCCGCAACGTGAGTACATGTTACTTGCAAACAAATACGGAAATGAATGCTGGGATGACCGGGAGTTCGTCCGTGACTTTTTCAAATCACAATCACACCTTAAAGCCGGGAATATCTGATGCAGACAAGAACCTACGCTGAACTGCTTTCCTTAATTCAGTCGCTGTGCGGGGTTGTCTTTGCCACACTGGAGCTTGGGAGGATTAAGGCTCTGATTAACCGGAGGGCATTGAGGGCGTTCCGGTCAACGAATTACTGGCCTCGTTATCTCAAGATCGGTGAACAACGGGCTGTTTCAAACGATATTGTCCCATACACCGAAAGCGGAAAGGACGCGATTGACACCTACTTGCGTATCCATGTGCAAGCCCCTTTCATCACCACATCCGTCCAAGAGTATGACATAATGGTGACTGCCGCTGGAGCCACGCTGGTTGCTGGCAATACAAGCCCTACGGAGGCGTTTGTCACATACAAGAAGCAGTTCACCGAAACATTCGGAGATGGTAGCGGCGAGTCAACAGCCATTCCCGCTGAGTGGTTTCAATACATGGCGCACGGCACTTATGCGGATTACCTTCGGGCGGAAGGACAGCAGGAGAAAGCGGCACTGGCAGACCAAGAGGCGGATATGCTGCTTCAAGAGGAAATGATTCGCATTGACGAGCAACATACATTGCAGCTTGTTGCAAACAGAATATTCACAAACGCTAACATGCAGATGCGCTACTAATGAATTACTCACTTGGAAATATGCTGGTTAATGGCGGTTCTTTGAATGCCGATGGACTTTCCCTCGACCTCCAATTCGCCGCTGACAAGAGCCTCACGGCTCGCAAAGGTCCGACTCCCGTGTTCACGCGAGCTTCCACGGCCACCTTCATCGACAGCGATGGACTGATCCAATCCGCCGCGATAAACGCCGCACGTTTCGACCACGATCCAATCACCCTAGCTTGTAAAGGGCTACTTATTGAGGAGAGTAGGACTAACAATTTCACTCGTAGCGACGATTTTGCCCAAAGTGTCTGGACGAAAAATAACGTAACTGTGACTAGCGATAATGTTACATCTCCTAATGGGGGGAGTGATGCCGATTCATTTTTTGAAACAGCCACGGTTGGTGAACACCTTACGTTTTTTGCTGCGTCATCACTAACCGATGCTACATTATCTGTATTTGTTAAGGCTAATGGGCGAAGCAACATTAACCTCAGACTTATTTTTGCCACAGGTAACTGGATAACCACAACATTTCTGTTAAGTGGTTCTGGTTCAGTAACTCAAACAGCAACGGGACTTAGCTCAACTTACACATCCAGATCACAAACAATAACCCAACTATCAAATGGGTGGTACAGATGCACTTTATCAGCCGTTAGGTCTGGTGGAGTTGGGAACGGCTCATTTGATTTATGCACTGGTTCCACCCCCACGCTTGGTGTGTTCGGAACTGAAAGCTATTTGGGCAACACATCACTGGGGTTACATCTCTGGGGCGCACAGCTAGAAGCAGGAGCCTTCCCCACATCCTACATCCCGACCGTGGCAGCGTCCGTGGTTCGGAGTGTAGATGTTTGCTCGATTACTGGCAGTGACTTTACGGGGATGTATAATGCAAGCGAGGGGACAATGCTTGTAAACGCTTTCACTCCAGCCAACGGGGACAGGACTGTTTTTGCAGCAGACGATAATACAGCCAACGAAATGATCCGCCTTAGAACAGAGGGGACAAATCCATTTTTCAAGGTCACAGACGGCGGAAGTGACTTAGTAGCGATAGACGCTGGAACGGTGGTTGCAAATACTCCATTCAAGCTGGCAGGTGCTTACAAATTAAATGACTTTGCATCTAGCATCAACGGAGGTGCTGCGGTAACTGATACCAGCGGGACTATTCCAACAGTTGATCGCATGAGAATAGGTGCTGGACAAGCTGGAAACACTATGTGTGGATGTATCGTTTCTGCTCGCTACTTCAAGAAACGCCTAGCTAATGCGAAGCTCACAACCATCACAACATAATGCAGGATTACCTTCTTAAATTCCCAAGCAAAGCCGTTGCCGAGCAGTTCGCCGTTACCAGCGGCTACGCGATGAACAACGCGGGAGTGGTTGAGCCAATCACAGCAACCCACGCCTACGCCCTGCACGAAATCGGTGAACATAACGGCACGGACTACTGGGTTCTATTCCGTGACCTTGTTGGGCTTTCGGTTCCCGAAGGTGCAGATGAGTTTATCTATTGGGCATCTACTTCCGACACGCCAAGACCAATCTCAGAAGAAGTCCCAAACATTTTCTGGGCATGAGCGACAAATTTCCAGACAGAGCAGAGTTCGCGTTAGCTGGCATCCGCAGAGGAAGCCGGACGTTTATGCTCACCGCTCCATTCAGATACAATTCGCGGATAGGTTGGCTAACCGTTCCCACTGGATTCCTTACGGATGGCGCATCTATCCCACGGGTGTTCTGGTCTATCTTCTCTCCAACTGGCAGCTATTTCGAGGCGGCGTTAATCCACGACTATCTCTATTCCAACGTAAGCACATGGCGCATCGACCGCGCAACCGCAGACAAGATATTCCTTGACGCAATGCAGGAGATTGGAGTTGGCTGGCTTGTGAGAAAAACCATTTACCGCGCTGTTCGCCTTGGCGGATGGAAGGGATACAAGAAAAGCAAACTACAAGATGATTTCCAGCCAGATGAATAGAGAACTTTTCCATAGCGTAGTCGGCACGTTTGCTCCAATACTGGGTGTCATTACGTCCATGCAAGAGCAGATTGAATACGGACTTCGTATCAGTGGCTTGGTTG